CCGCCAATCTTGTAAAGAAGAATTTTCTTGATAAGATAGCCTCTTTTGAGGGGAAACATTGGTTTGCAATGCCGATAGCCTCAGAAGGCTTGGAAGAGGCCGGAAATGCTCTTGCCGGTTATGCGATAGACCGATTAACAGGTGTAGAGCGTAATGACAATATATTTAAAACGATGCTTGATGCCGGTGTTGCTGGTTCAATGGGAGGTGCACAGTTTTCTCCTTTTATTGGTGCAGCTAAAGGATATAGTGCTTATCAAAAACGGCAGATCACGAATAGATATAAAGAATCTTCAACTTTCGCCGGGGAAATCCTGCATGAAGATGTGGAAAAGTTCAATGACGCGATCGTTAATCGATTGAAAAATCCGAAATCAATACAATCTTTTATCGATAATGTTGCATCGGTTAAGAACTTGAATCCGGAGGAAAAGCGAAAACTTGAACAATACACGGTTGATCTGCTGAATTATAACGGATATGTAGACTATGTGCAGTCGCGTATTGACGAAGAAACAAGGCGCCGTATGGATGATATTGGCCGAACGGCCAATAAAGACATGGGGCAAGTTGTTACAGTCAAATTTCCTTCTTCAGACCAGCCGGTTTATATAACAGGCGGTAATATTGTTTTTGACGAAGAAGGATTGGTGGATGCAAAACAGTCGGATGATATTTTGTATTATCTTGATGAAAATGGCAAAGTCCAGCAAGGACGACCTGAAATGTTCGATAGTTTGATCGAACAGTATCCAGTTGAGCAATTATATGCCGATATCATAAACACGGTCCCCGGCGAAGTGATTGCACAAGAAGAGATGGAGTCCGAAGCAGCAGATATGCAGCCGGTGATGTTTAATCCTGGCGATTTGGTGAATTTGGTGGACGGTCGTCAAGGGATAGTGCAGCAGATGAGCGATGATGGAGGTGTTATCGTTGAAGTTGATGGCATGACGGAAGAAATAGGGGTGGATTCTATTATTGACAATATGTCAAAAAATCAAACCCAAAATGAGGATTCTTCAACGGATGGAGACAGCATAGTGTTAGAAAATGTGCCGGAAAAGACGTTGGAGAGTGTTGTCGCATCGTTGCCCAAACGAAATGACGGGACGATCGACTATAAGGCCATGACTCCACAGCAGCAATATGAATATACGTCCCTTTCCGAATCTCCTCAGACGGCTCTTGAAGATTTGCGTGCGGATATAGAGAATAAACGAAGTGAAATATCCAAGTCAGAATCCCGGATTGAGAAAGCATCGGGTGGGGAACGTGCATCGTTGCGGGATGAAATACGTGTAAAAAAACAGGAATTGGCAGATCTGGAAGCGTTTTACCGGACTGTCACGCCAGATGTGGATAGTTCTGCCGAAGAAAATGTTATTTTACCAGCATCCCAGACGGAAATTCCGATTAACCAAGAGTCAAATACTCCAGAATCATCTATTCCCATGGACGAGGCTGGTAATCCTATTTATCATCAGGCAGAAATTAGTGATACTTTAGATGCTCTTCTTGACGGTTCCCTGACACTTGAAGAAGTGGACCAGTTTGTAAATAATCATATTTCTGATGCAGAAAGGCGTTTAACCGAGTCGGGCAAAAAGGCTCCTATGATGGAGCTTGATATAGACGGTTATAAAGCCAGAAAAAAAGAGTGGGAAGAAGGGCGGAAGCCTATCGAACAAGAAAAGAGCTATTGGGAAGATATTAAATCAAAATTGCAGGATGCCCGTGTGAAACCGGGTGAAGAAGCTGCCATTAATTTAATGCGTAATACTGCACCACAAAGCGGGGAGGAACTGGCTGCGCAAATGCTGGCCAATGGTTCTATAAAGTTGCTGCAGGATGATTATCGACGTGAAACCGGAGGACGTATATCTGAATCCCGTTCGCTGTTTGGATTGTTTGCCGGGAAAGATAAAGGTGGCGTATCGATAGAGCGTGCCGGCGAAATCCTGATGCAGGCAGATTTAGAGAACGGCACTAATTTCTTTGACCAGAGAGATCCGAATGCTGGTCGTAATGCTATTATTGAGGTGCTTTCGACGGCGCGTACCCGTGGCGATCTGATCAATTACATCAAGAACCGCCGCGAAGCGAAAGCCGAGGAGATGCGGCAGGCAGAATATAACGAATATGCTCGCTGGTGTGAGGAAAATTATCACCTTTCGCCTGAAGATTATGAGGCATACGAAGATGCGGTTGTTCGTGATTTTAAAGAAAAGATGCTTACTGATGAAGAACAATTTGAGTTGGATTCTCAGATGGCTGACGAAATTCGGGCAATCCAGGAAGAACTGGAAGAAATAGATGCTATATTAGCACAAAATAGAACAGAAAAAGATGAAAACACTGAAGGAAATGACGAAAGCGGAGGCGATGTCTTACGCGAAGGAGGCAGCGAGATACTGCAAGGAGAACAATCTGCTCAGACCAGGCGAAGTGGAGAAATTGAAGCAGGAGAACCGGCTGGCCCCGGTGTTGATCGCGCGAATGGAGTTGCACAAGAAAGCGCACCCGGAGAAATAAAACCGATAGGTAAAGGAGTCTTTGGTGATATCTATGATCAATTCAGAGGCAAGGCTAAAGAAGCGATAAAGTTCCTCTTAAGGAAAAGAAGCGGAGAAGCGATAGGTGCACTTCACCACAAAGAGGTCGGAGACATAGATCTTGTTTGGGGCAAAGAGGGGACAGGGAAGAGCAATGGCTTTGGACTATCTAAACTTGCCAAGTTCCACCCCGAGGTTCTCGACAGCTTGCAGGACATCTTAGACGACATGGTGGTGATAAGCCGTAGTGCTAACCGTGTAAACCTTGAGAGTAAAACGCATAAAGCGGCTGTGCGCCTTGAATGGGATGGAGAGAAGAAGAATTGGCTATTGACTGCCTTTGAAAAAGAAAAGCCAACGGCTACCGACAGGACGACAGACATTGGCGATACTGAATTGCAGAATGACACAGCTCCTCTGCAAACCGAAAGCTCTTCTACCGACAAAGATAGCGATTCATCTCGTAATATCAACGATTTAAGCGAAAAAATTGCAGATGCCGAAGCAAATACCGATATAAATCCTACCGAAGCCCAGAAGGAAGCCGGCAATTACAAGAAAGGGCATGTGCGTGTAGGTACATTTGATATTAGCATCGAGCAACCGAAAGGTTCTGTTCGTAGTGGCGTGGATGCTAATGGTAAGAAGTGGGAAACGACCATGCAGAACACCTACGGCTACATTCGTGGTACGGAGGGCGTGGACGGCGACCATATAGATGTGTTCCTATCTGATGATATTGATGGGTGGAACGGTCGAAAAGCGTTTGTGGTGGATCAATACAACGAGGACGGCAGCTTTGACGAGCATAAGGTAATGCTTGGCTTCAATGAGGCGGCCGATGCCGAGACGGCTTATTTCGCCAACTATGACAAAGATTGGGCGAAGAAGCACAAGACGGTGGTAACCCCCGTAAACTTGGAGGATTTCGAGAAATGGATAGGTAGCAGCCACCGCAAGACAAAAGCGTTTGCAGAATATAAGAGTGTGAAGACAGAAGACGTTCCTCAAAAAGTGGAATCTTCTGTCTCCGGCAATGGATACACTATTGAGCCGGCACAATACACTACCAAGCGAGGCAAGGTATTGGACATGCACCTTGTAAAATTTCAGTCGGAATTGCGCAAGGAAGTTCAGAAGCACACAGCCATGTTCGCCAAAGAGATGAAAGGCTGGTGGGATAGAGAAAAACGTGGATTTATGATGCGTAGTGAAGAAGATGCCAGACGATTGGTTGACTACGCCACAGATGCACAATCACAACCCCCATTATCTCTGTCCGATTTGTCTAAGGTCAATGACGGTGATGTGCAGTTTGCAGAGTCTCCACAGGCGAAAATACAGAAGCAAGAGGAAAAACAGGAATATACCCCTGTATGGCAATACTCTGTTTCTGTTGACAAGGAAACAGGATATACCACATTGAAGCGTGATGACGTGAGCGACTCTATCCCTATTGGGGATGGACGTTTCAATTACACAGCAAACAGTCCTGAAGAAATGTTGGAGATTGTGCGCAATCCTAAGAATTTCGATCAGGAGCTGCGTGATGCTGTTGAAACTATTCTTGAAAACAAGGTCAAGATTAGGGAAATTGCACGTGCAGAAAAAGCAAAAACCGTAAAGCAAGAGCCTAAGTCGGAAAATAATCCGAGCGGCAACCGTCTTGTTACCGATGAACGGTACGCTGAGCTTCGCGAGCGTATGCGCAAGAAACTTCTCGGTCAAATGAATATCGGCATAGATCCAGAGATACTTGCAATCGGTACGGAAATGGCAGTGTATCATCTGGAGAAAGGATCGCGGAAGGTTACCGAGTATGCAACGGCCATGATTGCAGACTTGGGTGATGCCATACGTCCATATCTCAAAGCGTTCTATAATGGCGCAAGGGACCTGCCCGAAGTTTTAGAAAATGGTTTGAACAAAGAAATGTCTTCTTACGATGAAGTTCAGGCATTTGATGTAACCAATTTTGATAAACCTGGCATTGACATTTTTGCGACTGCTGAAACCATAGCGAGAGAAGTAGAAGTAAACAAGGAAGTTGAAATTGCTGAAGAACGTATAAAGAAAACTCGTTCGACGCGCAAAAAGGTTGAGAAAAAAACAGTAATTTCGCGTAAATCAAACAGCTTAGATTTGTTTGACAATCAATTTGATAATAACGAAACTAATAACAAAGATGGATTACGAAGAAATGATGCAGTTCGCCCCGAAGGATTGTCAACCAACGGTAATCGACACGGGCAAGGATTATCAAGAGGCACTGAAACAAGTGGCGAAAACGAACAACAAGCCGGTAGAGGAACTGACAACGAAAGAGAAGGAACAGGCGATGCAGTCGATAGGGCTGTGCGACCTCGACTTTCAGATTCCTTAAACGAACAAAGCATTGAGGGCAAACGCAAGAAAGAGATTGAAAACAACCGAAAACTTGCCGATGAACTCAAAGGTGTTACATTGCGCCTGAACGACAAACTCGGAGGAGAGCATGAGGTTTCCGGTATTGTCTATTATGAACTTGCCAACGTATTCCATTGCAATGACAATATAAGCGGACCATTCCAAGTAACACGCAAGGAACTTGATGCTATTCTCAAAGTTGCACGCAAAAATGAGGACAAGAATACATTTGCCCCCAAGAACACCCGCAACAACCATTCGGAACGTGGCAAAGACCATGCTCCGACATCGGTAGATGCACGTATCGAAGCCAACATCAAGGCTATCGAGCTTGCAAACCTGTTGCTTGAAAGTGGCGAACAGGCTACAGAAAAACAGATGCAAATCCTTCGCAAGTTTAGCGGCTGGGGCGGTTTGGGTAAGGCTTTCAACGAAGGTACATCGTATGCTCCTAACCCCATTGCAAAGAAACTCCGTGAATTGCTTGGCGAAAAGGCGTATAAAGAGGCTGTAATGAGTGCAAATAGTGCTTATTACACTCCGGCATACGTTGTGGATACGCTTTGGGACATTGCCGAACAAATGGGCTTCAATGGTGGAAACATTCTTGAAGGTTCTGCCGGTATCGGCAATATCTTGGGACAGATGCCTACAAACATCAGTGAGCGTAGCGATATCCATGCCATAGAGATTGACGGAACTTCAGGCGGTATTCTCTCGCTCCTTTATCCTGATGCCAAAGTGGAAATACAGGGCTTTGAGCAGACACGCATACCTAACGGCAGTGTGGATTTGGCTATTACCAATGTTCCGTTCGTTACCGGACTCCGTGTAAACGATATCACGGGTGACAAAGACCTGTCGAAGAAATTCCACAATATACACGATTTCTGTATAGCAAAGAATGTGCGCAAACTGCGTGAGGGCGGTTTAGGCATTTTTATCACGTCCAACGGTACGCTTGACAACAGCAAGAAACTCCGTGACTGGATTGTGAGCGAGGGAGGTTCAGACTTCGTGGGTGCTTTCCGTATGCACAACAAGACTTTCGGCGGCACCGGAGTAACCTCTGACATCGTTGTTATTCGCAAGCGTGTGAACGGACAGAAGTCTGTCCATGCCATTGATGTAAGCGATGTGAGCGGAGAACGTATGACGGAGTACGACACTGGGGAAACACGCAAGGTCAAGGGCAAGGAAACGCCTGTCATCAAGCAACTTTCGATGGACTACAACCGATATTTCATTGAACATCCCGAAAATATGGCAGGTGAAATGCATTTTGCATTTGAGAAAGGCGACACTTTCCGCCCGACAAGCAAGAGCTTATATCCTAAGCAGGACAAGAAGCAGGAAGATATGTTATCGGAGTTTGTCCGTTCATTCAGTGCAGAGGAATTTGGCGAACGCAACACAGAACTTGTCACTGATGCAATGCCCGGCAAGAAGATTGGCGAAGTGTTTGTCAAAGACGGAAAGCTGTACATCAACTCAACCGCAAGCGCACAACCTCTCGATGTGAATGCCAATAAGGTAAAAGGACATACGAAAGTGGAATGCTTCGAGGCGTACACCGCCATCAAGGAAGCCCTTGCGGAAGTCCTTTCCTATCAGACCGAGAACGAAAGTGATGAGGGACTGAAGCCCTTGCTTGACAAACTCAACAAGGCATACGATGATTTTGTTTCCACATACGGACACTTCAACAAGAACACAGCCATTGCATTCCTCCGTAATGATGTGGACTATGCCAATGTGTTCGCTCTTGAAAAGTTTGAAGAAACGGCAGATGAAAAAGGGAACCGGATACAGAAATTTGACAAGACCGATATATTTAGCAAGCGTGTTGTTGAAAAAGAGAAAGAGCCTACTCCTACCAATATCAAGGACGGTATTATTGCAAGTATCTTCAAATTCGGTCGTGTTGATGTACCATACATCGCGGAACAACTTAGTACAGGTATCGAGGATGTGAAGAATGAAATAATCGAAAGCGGTTATGGCTTCGAGAACCCTGTAACCCGGCAGATGGAAGCATCGTATCAGTACTTGAGTGGAAATATCCGTGAAAAACTCCGTCAAGCAAAGGAAAACAACGAGAATGGGAAATTTGACCGTAACATCAAGGCATTGCAGGAGGTTATGCCTATGGAAATTCCTGCGCATTTGATTGATTTTACCCTCGGAAGCTCTTGGATTGATCCGAAACTATATGAGGATTTCGTAAAAGAACGCACGGAGGTTGACGTACGGTTTACAGCTGTTGGTGGTACTTGGTTTATGAAAGAACCATACTTTACTAACTATGAAAAGAACCGCGTAATGGGTGTAACCAGTGAAATGCTCGGTCGAACCATTATGGGACACACCCTCATAGAAGCCGCCATTCAGAATAAGAGCATCACGGTTTCCACTACCAAGAAGCATTATAACGGCACAACCGAGACCATCACCGACAAGGAAGCGACACAGGCATGCGCTGCCAAGATTGACGAAATTCGTCAGGACTTCAAAGATTGGGCAAGGCAGAAGATGCAAAGCGATCCGAAAATGTCTGCATTGATTGAACGTATCTATAATGACACGTTCAACAACTTTGTGCCGATGAGCGTACCCGATGAGTTTGTGCCAGAATATTTCGGTGGTGCTTCTCATGAGTTCAAGATGCGCCCGCATCAAGGCAGAGCCATTGTTAGAGGCACACAACAGCCTTTGTTGCTTGCCCATGAGGTTGGAACTGGAAAAACCTTTACTCTAATCTCCACCGCTATGGAAATGCGCCGTTTAGGGACTGCACGCAAACCGATGATTGTAGTACAGAACGCTACCGTTGGACAATTTGTTGCGAGCGCAAAAGAACTGTACCCCAATGCCAAGATACTGACACTTGAAGAAGCAGACCGTAATGCAGAAGGCAGAAAGAATTTCTATGCCAAGATACGCTACAACGATTGGGACATGATTGTCGTTCCACAATCGACCTTTGAATTTATCCCTGACAGCGAGGAAAGGGAAATGGCTTTCGTGCAAGACAAGATTGAGGAGAAGATGCTTATTCTTGAAAAGATGAAAGAGGAAGATCCAGACGGGAAGAGCATGATTACTCGACAGGCTGAACGGGAAATTGAATTGTTAGAGGAACAGCTTGCCGAACTTACAAATAATGCTTCAAAAAAACGTACTGCCAACGATGAAAAGAAACGTGCAATAGCCTTGCAGAATGCAGAGGTTAAAGCCATGGAAATGCTTGATCGCCGGACTGACGATGTGGAAAACTTTGACGACATGAGCATTGATGCTCTGCTTGTAGATGAAGCGCACGAGTATAAGCATCTCGGATTTGCCACTGCCATGCAACGTGGAGTTAAAGGCGTGGACCCGTCATACAGTAAGAAGTCGCAAGGCGTATTTCTGAAAACACAAGCCATTTTGGAAAAGAACAACGGACGGAACGTAATATTCGCCACTGGTACACCCATTAGCAACACCGCTGCAGAAATTTGGACATTTATGCGCTATCTCATGCCGGCTGACACGATGAAAGAGTACGGTATCTATTACTTTGATGACTTTGTGCGCAACTTCGGTAACATTCAGCAAATGTTGGAGTTTACCATAAGCGGAAAATTTAAAGAGAACAACCGTTTCGCCGGATATGTCAATCTTCCTGAACTGGTGCGTATATGGTCGGGAGTGTCCGATACCGTCCTGACTAAAGAAGCCGGTGGAGTAAAGGACAAGATTCCCGAAATGGAAGGAGGAAAGGCACAAGATCTTTATCTGCCACAGACACGTGCATTGCGTAGCATTATGAAGTTCGTAAAGAACGAACTTGAACAGTATGAGCAGATGAGTGGCAAGGAAAAGAAAGAGAATAGCCATATTCCTCTTACGATGTACGGTATTGCCAAAGCCGCAGCCGTGGATGCCCGACTGGTTCTGTCCGATACGGAGGACGATCCGAACAGCAAGACCAACGAAGCCGTACGCCAAACTTTGCGCTCACTGAAAGAAACAGCCGACTACAAAGGTACGGTTGCCATCTTTGCCGACAATTACCAAAACAAGCAGAGCGGTTTCAACCTGTACGATGACATTAGAGACAAATTGATTGCAGAGGGTGTTCCTGCTGATGAGATTGTAGTAATGAGGTCGGGAATGACCGTCAAAAAGAAACTTGAAATCTTTGAAAAGGTAAACCGTGGCGAGGTTCGCGTGATTCTCGGTTCGACCTTTACGCTTGGTACGGGCGTGAACATTCAGGAGCGCTTGCATACACTGATACATTTGGATGCGCCCAACCGTCCTATGGACTATACCCAACGCAATGGGCGTATCTTGCGACAAGGTAACTTGCACAAAGATATGGGTAAGCCTGTACGCATCTTGCGTTTTGGAGTTGAGGACAGTTTGGATGTTACCGCATACCAACGTTTGAAAACGAAAGGAGCCATTGCCGACAGCATCATGAACGGTAAACAGGTAATGACAAACAGTATGTCCAATCGTGTGCTTGAAGAGGAAGAGGATGTGTTCGGTGATACTATAGCCCAACTCTCTGGAAGTGAATATGCGATGTTGAAAAATAATGCGGAAAAGAATGTACGCAAATATGAAAGTAGAAAAAAGCAATGGGAAGCCGATCAAACCTATATCCATAATGCTAAACCAAGATTAAAAGGCTTGATTAAAGACGCAGATGCACGTATTGAGAAACACAGCAAATTGTTAGCTGATATTCGATCTGCATTTCCCGATGGTAAGTTCAAAGAGATTGTTATTGGAAAAAATCATTTTACGGCCGTTGAAGGCATGGATGATTTTTTCAAAGAATATAATAAAAGTATACTTGCGGATGCCAAGAAGATAAAAGATGGTGATATTGCCGGTGATCAGACACGAGAATTAACCGTGCAGATTAGCAATTTCACTTTTAAAGTAAAAACCTTTTTGCAAAAGGAAATGAATCGGGACGGTGGTGCTTTGTTTGTAGAAGTACATCGTAAAATGTACTATTCCTGTCCCGAACTTGATTTAGAGGCAGTGCCTGTGAAGCAATCGTTACTACGAAATGCTATTGAAGACATTGTAAAGAATGTGATTACGGGTAAAGATGATGCCAACAGGTTGGAAGTTGCTAAGAATAGTAAAAAGCATAACAAGGCTGAATTGGAACAGCTTTTGTCGAGAGAAGGTAAGCCTTTCGAATATAAGGATGAACTGGTGCAGGCGAAAAAACAGTTTGAAGAGTATGCCGAACTGATGAAAAAAGAGCTGCAGGAAAAGGAGGCCAAGTATGCAGAAATGGATAAAACTGTTGAAACTGCTACCGATATCGTTAATATCGGAGAAGAGGATGAAGCGCAGTCTCATATCAATCGTAAAGACGATAAGAATGTCCGCTTCCGCAGTGCTTCCGATTCTTTAATGGAAACCTCGTCTAAGTTTTCACAGGTGGCAGCCATTGATGAATTGGCAAGTAGCCTACATATTCCGATACACATCATCCGGGATATAAACGATATCACGGACGAGGACAAAGATACTCAACGGAAGAAACGAGGGTCCAAAGGTTGGTATGATATGGAAACTGGCGAAGTATATTTGGTTTTGCCCAATGCCGAAAACATCGCCGACGCACAAGCGACCGTTTTACACGAGGTCGTTGCGCATAAAGGGCTTCGCGGACTATTAGGAGAAAAGTTTGACGACATGATGGATTCTGTCTATCGCAACCTACCGGAAGATGTGCGCCGTAAGGTTACCCGTGCCGGACTTTCCCGCTATGGGGGAGACTTCAGGATCGCGACGGAAGAGTATTTGGCTTCTGTTGCAGAAAATGGTGTATCCGAGCCGTCCATTTGGCAAAAGATAAAATCGGCCATCCGCGGATTTTTCCGGTCGTTGGGAATCGATTTGCGTATGCGGGATGAAGATATTGCTTATATGTTATGGAAGAGTAAGAACCGTCTTGAAAAAGGTGATTCACTTGTTACGATCATTCATAAAGTGGCCAAAGATGGAAATATGCGTGATACATTGTTGTTCCGTGATCCCTTGGTGCGTGGCGGGACAATACTTAGTACTCCATCGGAAGACAGAAGAACAATGATACGGACCATTGGTGCAGTATCGGAAGGTGTGAGAAGTTTTTCCGCTATGACACGTGAATTCTACAAGCGTTTCCGTGAAGGCTACCAAGACCAGAAGATCCACATCCTTGACTTTCAAAAGGCTGTAGAGAAAGAGACGGGACACAAAGTAAAAGATTATGAGGATGCCTATATCTACGAGAATACGACGCAGGGACGGGCAGAATATGATGTGAACCATTTCAAAGCGAATGAATTTGCCGCCTTAGTGAACGAGGTTGCCCGCTTATCCAGAGATGGCAAGAATATAGACAAGGATAAACGACGCAAGGTTGATCTTTACATGAAGGCAAAGCACGGTTTGGAACGTAACGAAGTAATGCGTCGTGAGGCACTTGCATCAGTAGAACAGCCATCTCCCGAACTGATTGAATCGATCGGTAATAAGGACTTTGCCGGGCTGACCGCCATAACAAAAGCCTTATCTGCGGAGACAAAGGGTATGGATGAAGATATTGTTCGCCGGTTTGTCGAAGAGTTTGAAAAGGAGAATGATACGAAGAAACTTTGGGAGGCAGTAGGGAAAGCAACCCGCGCCACGTTGGAGAAGATGTATCAATGCAATCTGATCAGCCGTGAATCCCGTGATCGTATTTCTGGTAAATATGAATATTACGTTCCTTTGAAAGAGTGGGAGGAAACGACTGCAGGCGATATCTGGGACTATATAGATAGTAACCGTGATATAGTTTCCAATCCGATCAAAAAGGCAAAAGGGCGTACTTCTATGGCAGGTGACATCTTGGCGAATATTGCAAGCGACTACGAAAGCGCGACAATGATGGGTTATAAAAATCTTGTGAAACTTCGCTTTGCTAATTTGGTCCGAAATAGTAAGACCGGCATGGCAAGCGTTTCCAGACAATGGTATGTAAAGAGCGGTGTTGATGCCGAAGGTCGTACGCTTTGGGAGCCGGTGTCCGCAACCGGATTGACAGAGGATGCCGAAACGAATGCAAGTATCATTAATGATTTCGAGGAAAAGATGAAGGAACTGCAGGAGAAAGGTGAGGCTAAGACGCAACGGGAAGTATTGAACCTTGGTGTGCCGATCAAAGATTGGCAAGAGCAGCAGCATGTCGTCAGAGTAAAAGAAGGTGGACGTGACCTATTGGTTTACATCAATGGGAATCCAGTCGTTTCTCAAGCAGTCAATGGCATTAATAGAGCGAGTCTTGATAATGTGGTTCTGAAAGGATTGAACAATGTGCGTAAATTCATGATGCAGAATTATACTTCGCGCAATATTAATTTCATCCTCCGCAACTTTGCACGTGATTTTTTCTATGCCAACACGATGAATTTTGTAAAATATGGAGCAGCTTACGAAGGAAGGTTCCTTAAAAACTATCCTCTGGCCCTTTGGCGTATCGCCAAAGTAGAAATAGGGGGAAGGACTGATTTGGAATACGAAGCGTTTCTTCGTGGTGGCGGCAAGACCGGATACGTGGCGACATTCGGTTATGATAAGTACAAGAAAGAGGTGGAACGTCTGTTGAATAGAAACGCGGGTGGCCGTGTCCGTGTCAAAGATGTGTTCAATGTGCTTGGGGGATACTTCGAAATGGTGAACGGCGTGGTAGAAAACGGTGGACGCTTTACGACTTATCTTACAGCCAAAGAATCTGGAATGACAGAACTACAAAGTATCAACGCAGCAAAAGAAGTGTCGGTAAACTTCAATCGACGAGGTAGCGGTGCGATGGGTGCGGTTTATATGCAGAACTTCTTTCATTTCTTTAATGCGGCTATACAAGGAACGCATAATTTTGCTCATGCGGCAAAGCATAATCCCGTACGAGCAGGTGCGGCTATTGCTATGTGGGCGACGCTTGGATTTGCCGTTAGTACTTTGTCTAAAATGCTTTTCGGAGATGATGACGAGTATAACGATATCCCAGATTATGTACGGCAGAATAATTTGATCCTGCCTATAATGGGTGCACCGGGGAAATATGTACTCTTACCTCTTCCTGTTGAGCTTCGAATGCTGTTCGGGCTTGGTGATATGTCGGCACAGTATACAAGAGGCGAATATAAGGGGCGTGACTTTACATCGGATGTCATGGGTAAATTAATGGATGTGCTTCCACTTAGTATTGAGTCGAATGCGACAGACAATCTTGTCGAAGCTGCCACTCGTACATTTACCCCGGACATGATATCTCCAATTACGGAGGCGTATCTCTTCAATGAAAACTACTTCGGGAAACGGATCACGGGGCGCAACGAGTTTAATAAGTATGTTCCAGAATATCATAAGGTAACGACTGGAACCAGCAAAGCGATAATCAAAGCCTCCGAACGGCTGAATAGTCTGTCGGGAGGCGATTATGCCTCTAAAGGAAAATTGGATTATGCTCTTTTGAATCCTTCTGCCGTAGAGTACCTTTTCGAACAGTACTTAGGTGGCGTAGGTAAAGCCATTGCTCAATGTTACAAAACGGTAGAAGGCGCAGTAACCGGAGATGTGCAGCTTAGGAATATCCCAGTTGTGAGCGGGCTGACCTATGACACAGAAAATATGGTTCCGCGTAATTATACAAACGAACGCTATAACCATTACGTGAAAGAGTATGAAGAGATGCAGAGTAGGGATAGGATGTACCGTAAAGGGCTCGAAGGAGGTAAGGACCTGTCGGGTAATTACAAATCCTTTGCCAATAGTCGTGCATACCGACGTTATCAAACGACCGGCTTTTATAAAAAAGCGATTGAAAGTATGTATGATATGGCCCGCTTGATGGATGGAGAAGAAAAGAAAGCTCTTTACGAACAGGCGAGAAAGACAAAAGAAATGATGATTAACGAATTAGACAAAATAGGAGATGAATAGAAAGTTTTATAACCGTAGATTGAAACCGGGAGTGGAGCGGGGTGGTCGCACCCGGTCAGCTATTAGTTTGACAAAGGCTACAGATGTGCTGAAAGAGGCTGAAAATGCTTGGTGGGGACTTAGTGAGGTTCGCAAGAAGGCTGCACGTTCCCAGATGTATGGATTTGAAGATCAATGGGGCGATCTTGTTATTGATCCAGCAAGTGGGAAGAAAGTGACAGAAAGTGCATATATTCGATCGCAGGGTAAAGTGCCTTTGAAAAACAATGTCATTCGCCCGATTTTGAAAAATATCGACGGACAATTCCGAAATAACCAAACGAAGCCCGTTTGTGTTGTTAGGGACAAAAGGGAAAGTAAGATTGGAGAAATGATGAGCATTGCAATTGAGTATTGCCATCAGATCAATGAAACGACGGAAATGGATGCTGCAAGTTTGACGAATCTTATGCTTTCAGGGTTATGTGCCCAACGGGTAGAGTACGGCATGAATCCGGCTAAACAAAATTTGGATGTGTGGGTTTATCCAACCAATACTTATCGGTTATTCTTCAACACGGATATAGAAGATCCTCGGACATGGGATCTTCGTATTATCGGGGAAATGTATGATATGACTCTTTCGGATATTGTGGCCGCATTTGCCCGTGATAAAACAACCTGTGATGATATTTATCGGATTTACGGTGATCATAACGGGGCTACCTGGGCTGATTCGTTTGGATTACAAGGGGACCAGAACAAAAATATGGATTTTTATATGCCGTCCCGTCCAGATCTTTGCCGGGTGATCCTTGTTTGGAAAAAGGAAAGTCGGGAAGCACTTTTTTGCCGTGACCTATTGAGTGGGGAATGGTGGTATTCCAATCTTTCCGACAGAAAATCGATAGATGTTTTAAATAAGCAGCGTATGGAAGAAGCGTTAGCTAACGGCATGGACCCGGAAGATGTGCTTCTTGTGGAATATACCTATTCAATTGAGCAATATTGGTACTATCGTTACATGACTCCGTTCGGAGATGTGTTACAGGAAGGGCGTTCACCTTACTGGCATAAAGAGCATAATTACATATTGAACATTTATCCGTTTGTCAATGGTAAAGTCTTTAATTTTGTTGATGATTTTATTGATCAGCAAAAGTACATAAACCGGACGCTTACGATGATCGATTTTATTCGTTCGTCTACTGCGAAAGGACTTCTCATTGTGGATGAAGATGCTTTTCAGGGAATGAGCCGGGAACAGATTGTAGATGAATATGTGCGTTATAATGGTGTGCTTTTTGTTCGTCTTAAACAGGGCCAGAATATACAGAATATCGTTCATCAATATAACGGATCTGCGGCTGTTGCCGGAGATTACGAACTATTGAACTTACAATTGAAACTTATCAATGATATTTCTGGTGTAAATTCTGCAATGCAAGGCCAAACGCCATCTTCTAATACGCCATCTTCGCTTTATGCCCAGCAGGTTCAGAATTCAAGTATGAATGTTAAAGGCTTGCTTGATTCTTTTCGTAATTTTCAAAAGAAGCGAGACAATAAAGTAATGAAGACGATTCAGCAATTTTATACTTCTGCTCGATATATAGATCTTGCCGGATCGGACTATTCGAAAGAAAGTAAATGGTATGATCCGGAAAAGGTGCAAGATTCAGAAATAGATGTCTATATTACGGAAGGTTCTAATACTCCGGTTTATCAAATGGTGATGAATGATTTCTTGATGGAGCTTTACAAAAATCAGGCAATAAATGTCAAGCAATTGCTTGAAAATTCGTCGCTTCCGTTTGCTGAACGTATCTTGGAAAGTATTAAACGGGATGAAGCGGAGATGTTGCAGGCCCAAGAGGGAGGTCGTATGGCGCAACTTCAGGGAATTCCTTCTGAGATCATAGGTCAAATCCAGGCATAATTTAAAATAACGAGGCAAGATCTGAAATGATCTTGCCTCGTTTCATATTGTGGCTTCCGATATGACCTTACGGGTTGGTGTGGCTATTGGGGTATTTACGGCAAATGGAAGACCTATCCGATAGCAGATCCATACGCCGATAGCACGAGTCATGAGTCTGTCATCATGCATTCCTTCGACAGCTCCCATTGTTTTACCATCTTCCTTGATTTCAAATGTGTCGTGTTCGTCTACGGCTTCCTCGCATCTTTCGATGTATAAAGAATCCCGTATTGCTTTTGCTTGATGGGAGATAACCATAGGCTTGGTTGATGTGTTGGTGTGAAATCCCCATTTTGCTGGAGCGCCTTGTCTGATTTGGTCGGCTGGGGTGCGACAGTAGAGATTGGAGTAATGCCCTGCTATCTCGTCTAAGATGTATTCGAAATTATTGCCTTCCGTGCCTTCTGTTTCAAGCGTGTTACTTTCTATTACAATCATAGCATCCTCCTCGTCAGCATAAAATGTTGCCATCTGTACAGCCTTCCAAGCGCCTTTATCGTGGTCAATATGGCCGTGCCATTCGGCGACCACTTCTGGGATGCCTCCGTCCATCATCCAATAGCGATCAAAGACGGTGATATCCGTGTAGTCGGCTTCATCTGAAACTCCCCCTACATCCATAACGACAATATAACGATTTCGATATCGTTTTGATTTATCTGGCATTTTCCAAATGGACAAGCAGCCCATTTCTTCTTTTGACAACCGAAGATTTTGAAGGCTTTCTATACCCGTTTCTTCCGAACCTGAAATTTCACCATGAAAAATAGGATCGATGCAAGTTTCGCGTAGTTTGAGTGTGTCTGAAAGCCGGAAACGTCGTCGGCCGGTAGATTGAAAGGCTTCTGTTGAAGTGCTTGGATATTCGGAATTCATACGCCAAATATCTTTCATGTCTTTCTTTTTTTCTCTATACCAAGCAATAGCTTCCAGTGTAGCTCCCAGTTTCCAAAGGTCCCATTCGTATTCGTCCATAGAATGGATAAACTCTTCGTGGTTATCAATAGGGATTGAATAAATATCAATATCAAACCATGCTACAAAAATGGGGAGCAGGTTATTTTTACCTTTGACAGCCTGTTGCCATGTACGATGAAAAAAATTACCAACGCCTTTTGCCGTACTTTCCAACCCTAAAATCGTATATGCTGTATCATAAATGGAACCGGATATGGATTGAATAAGGTCCTCCAGCTTTTTGCCTGGTGTAGCTCTCCAAAGTCCAATTTCGGTTAGGTGAGCTCCTGATATGTCACCGCTTCGAAGTGTATCGGGTTTTTGGAAAGATCCGATCGAGACAACACAATTTGTGTTTTGAATGACTTTGTTTTTGCTTGAACCTTCAAAGGGTGTGAATTTAACCGTTTCTCCAAGCAGATAAGAAGGGTATTTGTTTAAAGCCTTTGTGATCATTGCCCGAACGTTTCTTGACTGTGTTTCCACATCTCCACAAATGACGGTATTCCAGTTTCGACGGTGTACGAGCATTATCCAAAGCATATAAATTTGGACGAGTGTTGATCCTCCCCACTGTCGTGCTTTTAAGAGGATAAACTTGATAGGCTTTCCGGCCTTTCGTAGTTTTTCAAGTTTATTCAGTACTCTTCTTTGCGCACGGTTTAGTTTAAATGGGATATCTTTTGGGCTCACTTTATCTTTTATAAAGATGAATGAATAGGCCCAGTATTCAAAATCGTATATTATCCGATATTTTATAAATTCAATCCAAAGCTGGTTTAGGGCTTCTTCGGAATACTCCACTTCTTTAATAAATCGGATAATATATCCTTTGAATCCGTATTTGGCGAGTCTACGGATAAACAGGTTTTCTTTTATCAATTCAACCGGTAAATACATATCGCCAATAGGGGAGTCTTTTATTGAAATCTTTTTTCGTTCCCCTACGGCGCCAAGACCGGTGACTGGATTGTATGGTGCGTTTATTATTTCGTGTCTTTTTCTGTTTTCTTCCAAGATATTTTCGATCTCGAAATCATTGTGAATGTCGTGCATAATCGAGATAAAATGAATGAGATTGCTAAAGCTGAAATGTGTATTTTCCAATTAATGACATTATAGCCGAATATTGACTGCATTATTAACATTATAAGCAGCATGATTGTATATTTCTGTCGCTTCGAATGTCCATCTTGCCATATCTTGCTTAAATACATGCCGATCATGGAAAATATGATGGTTGATGCGCCGAATGTCGGTTTTTCAGAGCAAAAGATTGCAGAAGACAGGATTACAGATATTGGTATTACTATAATTGGGGCTTTGCGTCCATAATATTCTGCAATCACCGGCTTATATATCAGGTATCCGATTGAATTGAAGAACATGTGCATAAAGGTCAGATGTATGAAATTGTATGCAATCAGTTGCCAATATCGGAATCCGGAGGACAGTCCGTAATCGCTTAGATCGTAGTACCGTGATAGGGAATAAAAAAGGATAAATATGAATACCAGGATCATTTTCTTTTTAATTTGTCATTAATAATGCGTACAAATTGCCTTTTTTCGATATAGAAAGAAGGAGCTTCATTATTGATGATGGTTTCCAAATAGCTATATCCCGGATATTTTAGCCCTTTTGCAACAAATTTCCTGAAAATACTGTCGTACATGTCTATTTTCATGGGGTTGTACATGTCCGGTTGTATCCCTCTATACATAAGCGATATGTTTCTGATAGCGACTTCTAAGGTGATGTAATACCTTGGAGCCGGATAAGACATCGCTTTTTCTATGATCGTATTTTTGGGAACCCGGCGTGCGACATCCCCCAATTCTTTTATTGCCCTTTCGTATGCCTTAAATACATCATCTTTTTTTTGCCAGTTCTCTGTTTTTGCCATGAAAAAATGCTTTGGTTTGTTATAATGGCTCAAATATATAACATTATAACATATTAAACCACAAAATAATGTCTTTACTTTGCTAAAGTAATACTTTAAATATTATTTCATGGATAATAATGTAGGAAACGAAGAAGAAAAAGTACCTGTGGAATCTTCAGGGGCGACAAATAAACCTTCCAAGAAACAGGCTTATTTGGATTATATGCGTTCTCGTATGGGAGAGTCTTACGGTGAAGACGAAGACTCTGTTTATTCTGACATGCTTGATTATCGGCAAAAGAATGACGAATCACAGGAACGCATGACCGAAATACTTTCAAAAGATCCGCGCCTTGCACAAGTCCTTTCGGACATGGCTGGCGGCAAAAGGGGGGCAACTTCGGCTCTTGTACGATATTTCGGAAAGGATATTTTGGGAGCAGAAGAAGGTTCGGACGAGTGGAATGATTTGCAGAATGCCGAGAAAGAGCGTATGGAGGAATTGGAATCCATGCGTAAAAGCAAAGAGGAATACGATGTAAATATTGAAGCAAGTTTACCGGTTCTGGATGAATTTGCCACATCCAGAAAAATCGATATCGATGAATTTCTTGACAGTGCCTACAGCCGGATACTTGAGCCCATTTTCAAAGGGAACTACACTACCGAACTGTTGGAAATGTTGTACAATGCCATGAATTATAAGACAGATATTGAAGAATCCTTTCAGTCTGGTGTTGTTGCAGGGAGAAATCAAAAGATTGACAGGATGAGAAAGGATAATGCCGGTGACGGATTGCCAAGATTAGGGGCAAGCACCGCTTCAACGGTTAAACGTGCCGAAAAAAAGCCTTCTTACAAGTCGAGCGTATGGAATGATTAATCAATTTTTAATAAGTAAAGCGATGGGAAAATTTGTAAATTATGTGAGAAACGAAAAGGGATTTATTTTATCCTTGGTGTTAATGATTCTTGGGATTGCGTTTGGAGATGCATCTGTCCTTATGGCTGAAGGGGTGACTGTTGCTCCGCCAGCACCAGAAGGGGGTACGGCTACGGAAGGCCATGAGGGTTTGCAAACACAGTTAGGAGGGCAGGATGCTTCTGTGACCACTTTGGAAAGAGGTGGTGAAACGGGCGATATCATAGCTGAAGACATAGACGAGGATATTGCGAAATTCCGTCCTGATTTTTTCCCGATTGATACGGTTGCCCGAAAAGCGGCAAAGAAAAAGAGAAAAACGAATTATGTTGTCAAGCATTATAATATCGATGCTTCCCGTATCACTTGTATCACGAACGCTGAACATACGGAATCTGCAAGTAAAAAACGTGTAGCATTGCCTATTGATGCCGCGGACGGCAGTGTGTTTAACGTATATGACACAATCAACGTTCGTGGAGTGGACGGTTATGCAAGTGACGGTTCGACGGTCACTCCTGGTGTGGATCTGATGCTTTATGTTGTGGCACTGGATGCTTCGTCGGGGCTTCCTGTAGTTGTGGCCATTAATGGAAAAAAGCAAAACCCGGCAGACGTGGAATGCTATGTTCCTTCTATTCCGGAGGGCACGGCCTTGTATTGTATGGCCAAGGCCGGCAGCGAAAGCCAGTTGTTCTGTCCTCCTACCAATCAGGCGCCTACGCCTCGCGAAGTCTATATGCAGCGAAAGATGTCCAACACCAAGTTTACCGAATATTTTGAGAATGTAAAGAAAAAGGTGGCCTGGGATAAGGAAGATGTGATGGAAAACGACCTTTGGGAATTCCGTCGCAAATGTGAAGTATCCTATTTGCTGGGTATCAAGGGTAAGATCGCGATCAAGGATGCGCAATATCCGAATCGTGGAATTGAAAACGTGTATTTTCAGGAGGGTATCATGTGGTCCATCAAGAAACACTATGAATATACGAAAGGTAAGTTCAGCTTTGCGGATTTTATCGGTATTACCAAAATGAAATTTACCGGTAACAACGGAAGCAAGGAAGCCTTTGTAGGTGTCGGCAAGGATTTGTTGGAAGATATGATGAAAGTCGATTACACGTTGACGAAAGATATTAACGTGAAATCCAGAGAGAAATGGGGTATCAAATTCCAAGCCTTCGAAAGCTCTTTCGGAACGATGAATGTTGTCCATTTGCCTATTCTGGACGAAGTCGGTTTGTCGGAGATCGGTATTTGTCTTGATCTTGATATGTTGGTTCTCTACAAAATGGAGGAGGAGCGACGGAATATCAATATGGAAACGCAGGGCGAAGCTGCCGAACGCAATGTTACGATTCAGACAGACTGTTTAACGTTGAAAGGATACAGTCATCTGCTGATCAAGCCGAACACGTCCGGTTTTAATGATGCGGAACCAGATCTTGTAAAGGCAAAAACAAATGATGGTGCGACTTTGCCAAGTGAGGGAAATAAGGAAGGCGCTATCCTGTACTTGAAGAAGGATGTCGCATCGACTGGAACCAACGATGAGCTGAAGGCCGGTATGTTGGCTCAGTGGAATGGGACAAAATGGGTAAAGTATGATGGAGATGTCTATATCGGAGCCTGATAATTAATGTTTAATTAGAAAAGGGGGATTCTGCATTTTTTAGATTCTCCCTTTTTAGATAGAGATAAGGTTATGTATAAGAAAATATATGGTACATCGTCTGCCGAACTTTCGACGATTATTAATGTAGGTGGTATTCCAAGACGTATTGAATTTACAGGAGGTGTTCCATCTGGGGTATCACGGGTATCTGCGAGATTTGTAACTTCTGACAAACGGTTGCAAGATGCAATAGAGTCAGACCCAAGGTATGGTGAGCTTTTCTTTCTTGAAGTAATTTCGCCTATGCAGTCTAAAGAGAGAGTAGCAAGCAACGGTAAGGTAAAAGAGTATAATTACATTACGCGTGTTCAGGATGCTATAAACGTGTTAGTCACCAAGCATGGTGTCCAGTTAGATTCTCTGAAGAGTAAACAGGACGTAAAAGAAGCGGCCAAGAAAAAGAGTGTATCATTCCCTAATATGAGATAATCATGACAAAGCAGGGTATAATAGATAAAACCAGAGCGATAATGAATGAGATAGGCGAGGAAGAAAATCTCTCATTGTTATCAGAAGATACAGTAAAGCTGGCAGAGTATATAGAATCTGTTATACCTGATGCTATAAATCTCATAGCACAGGATGAAAATGTCTCTATTGCTTTGTTGAACACCGGAAATATGACATCTGGCGGAACAAGTAGTGAAAGTTGTACGGTAATTCCTTTACCGCAAGATTTTTTACGTTTTGTGTCTCTACGTCTTTTGGGATGGAAAAGAGAGGTTCAGAGAGTTTCTCCATTTGGAAGTGAAGACTATAAGATTCAACACAATGCCGTTACCCGAAGTGGTGTAAATAAACCTTCATGCGTTTTTGCTCATAATAGGACAGGGCTGTGTATAGAATGTTTTCCATCCGGTGAATTACAATATTTCAATTATGTAAAAAGCATGACGGACTTATCTGATGATAGTCTTTCGAATTATGGTGAATCATTAATGCCCGCGATTTGTTACGCTTGTGCTTATTTGGTATATAATATATTCGAGATGCCTAATGTCGCTGAGCAAATGTTGAAAATAGCAGTTCAAGTCCTTCCGAAAATACAATGAGATATCAGTTAGATGAAGATAAGGGTGATATCAGATATGAGGTAGAAGATGAAAGACTCATATTAAAGGTAAAACCAGAGGTCGTAGAATCAGCAGGGAAAAGCGATATATATGTAATTGCAACAAATGATAATGCGACTCCTACTGACCGCAATGTGTTTTCCGCTTTGCGCTCTTTAGCCGAATTCATCAATAAAAAGAAGAATGACATTGTGCAAGGTGTAATAACCTTCATGAATGGACTGCGTATTGGAAAATTTGTTTCGGGGATGATTGGCGGCACGGGGGCCGCCATATGGATAGACGAGAACGGAAAGACGATACTGGAGGCAGACAAGGCCCATTTTCGGGAAGAGCTGATTGTTCCCAAGATAACCTTTAACTGTATTGATATTATCTCAGGAGACAAGGCGAATACTTTTGCCTACGGGACGATTAAAACCGTTGACAAGAAAAAACGCATTGCGAAACTCGACCTTTTGGACGATCAGTGGGGAACGCTGCACATAAACGACATTTGCCGTGGTGTCTTCCATAACTTAGAAGGAGGAAACCAAACACAAGACCTGTATGACGATAACGGATTCATGGGATATTCCGGTTTTGCCACTTCATATTTTACTCCAACTCGGATTGTAGAGAGCAAAGCCGGGCTGATGAGTTTTGAATACAATTTGCAGGTCGGCACAAGTGTACATCCTATACCGGGGATGAACTTCTTTGCATATGGAAACTTTACCGATAAAGAACGACAAGGTATCACTTATGAAAACCGTTACTACCGTCGTATATTGGATAAGGTGGATACATGGAAAATTGATCCAGATAAACATATTATGTATCAATCTGGATTGTTAGAGGGGTTGATTATTGGCGGCATGGAGATGCACGGGCACGGTACATTCCAGAAAAACAGCTATCTAACCGGAGTTCAAATACAATTTACACCGGAACAGATAGAGCAGTTCAGTGCTTATAGTGTGAATCTATCAAGCTATGAAGGTGTTGTAACAGTTGATGAAGAAGGAAATATCATAAATGGTGCAAAAACGCTAAAAAATGTCAGCACGGGAGATATGAATGTCATTGCGGGAGAAGATAACGTGGTGACGATGGATTTCCGGCTATCTACCCGTATACAGGCGTTCAAAGGGGAAAAAGAGTTAATCTATTCAGAAACGCTTGAAGAAGGAGCATTCATGGTTGCTCTTGAGCCGATCGGATGCACGGCCCATGTTGAGAATGGGGTTGTGGTGATAGATTCTCTTGTCGATTTGCACAATATGAGCGTTGGTATAACTGTTAATTGCGAAGGTAACGCATCGTTCTTAAAAACATATTGCATAACCGCTAATCAAAATGGTTGGAACGCAATGACAGCAGATTTATCCAATGAAATGTGTGCTGTGCATTGTGATACGGATGGGAATGTTCTGAATGGATTGCCTTGCAGAACGATTGTAAGTATGTGGTATGGGACGCAGCTTCTTCCTCTCGACAAATTGGAGATAGAAGCGCCAGAAGGAGTGTCCGTTTCGCATGACATTGCCACAGGTACGGTCACGGTCACTTCTATTGAACCATCGGCGACTGCTGGAAGCCGGATCATAACGATACCGATACGGGCATACGCAACGTTTGTCGGAGCGCAATATTCGAAGCAGGTCCAATTCAGCATCACGAAGTTGACGGACGGCGATCCGGCTATCATCTACGACCTGCTCCCGTCTGACAGCTCCATCAAGAAGAACCCGGACGGCTCGTATTCCGTATCTTCCATTTCGTGCGTACTGCGTAAGACGGACGGCAAGAATGCACCGGTACAGGTAAACACCTTGCCAGAAGGTTATACCATGATGCGTAAGATTGATAGCGGATCAGAGGTCGCCTACACCATCGGAAGCTCGCTTTCTGTAACGTCTGCCAACACAAGTATCACATTTTCCCTTTATTGCAACGGGCAATTGGTAGACCGTGAAACGATATTGGTGCTACGTAACGGAGATAAGGGAGAGCCGGGGGATGATGGAAGACCAGGAGACAAAGGTGATCCGGGCGAAAATGCCTACACCTACAGTATTTCACCGGCACAGTTTAACATCGGGAAAACGTCGACAGGCTCGTTGCAGCCCTCTTCGTTCACTTGTACTTGCTACAAAAATGGGAACAATACGCAGCAGACGGAGACAGCCCGGTGGTATGCTTACAGGAGTAACGATAACAATTCGTGGAGCCAATATGACAGCAAAACTTCCTATTCGGCCACATTCAGTGTATCGGTGTCATCATCATACAAATATTACAAGATTGTAGCGAAGCCATACGACGGCATCGAATGTGTTGCTTACGCTCAGGTCGTGGAGGATGGGGCAGACGGAAGTCAGGGGCCCGTGGGTGCAATGCCGCGTGCGCGTGGCAAATATTCGTCGAGTACGACTTATGTCTACAACAGCGAATATCGTGATATCGTGTACACAGACGACGGGCGTGTTTGGATGGTAAAGAGCTACGGGCAGTCGTTCTCTAATGTTGCTCCTCCGAACAGCAGCTATTGGGTGGAGAGCAATAAGCAGATATTTACCGCAATCGATACCGCACTGATCGACGGAGCTAACATTGCCGGTTTCCAGTTCAAAAACCAGAAGATGCAATCGTCCAATGGCAATTTGGTATTGGACGGAGTGAACGGAAAGATCGCAGCTAAAGATGCGGCCATCGAGGGAACGTTGGTTGCCAAGGATATTAAAGGATCGAACCTGATAGCCCTTTCTCACGTAGTCAAAGTAACGATCAAAGGCAGTACTGTAACGACGACGAATATCAAAGGAGGTACACCCGTATTTGGAGTAGATGTTCCAATAGGAGGATGGAGATTAGTTACTTTAGGTGGTGAAAAGTGTGTGGCTCCTCCCTATGGTTCATATGACTTTAGTAGGTTGTATCCTATAGTCTTTGGTTCGCCTAATATGACGGACTCGAAGCACTTGTATGTATCTGTGCTCAAAGATTACCAAGCAAGCTTTCCTTGGGCGTTCAGCATATCGGATGACTCCACTTGGAACGACGGTTCATTCTATGTGCTTTGGGTGGCGTTGCCTAAATAAAAACAAGCATTAAGAGATATGAAAGTAAAAGTAGATTTCGGCTCATTTCCCATGTATATGGGGGACGACAAACAGGAAAAAATAGTCTGTGACATCCGTAAAGGGTTTGCGAGCAGGATATATACGGACATCTCCGGTATTGAAGCACATTTGCTGGCAGAAAAAATATACCGCTCGGAAGGTGTAATTGAGCTTAATGAGGGGGAGTGTGCCATTATTGGCAGCGCGGCGGAAGTGCTATTCTATGGTTCTTTCGCTGATAGTTGGCACGACTATGTGGAGAAACACAAAGAAGAATAGCCTTATGGACAATCTCGACATTAGCAATTTCCGTAGCGTTTCATCAGCAAAAGATGCTGACAACATTCTGATGGTTCTCTCTGACGGGATGAACGGCAAGATGACGGTCGGTCTTTTCAAAACCGTCTTCGGAAAGGGTATCGCTCCGAGCATCAAGAACGGCAAATGGTGGGTTGGAGAGATAAACACAGAAGTCGATGCAGAAGGTAAAACTCCGGAATTTCGTAAAACAGAATCAGGAATTGAATATAAGTACATTTCCGATCCGGATACCACATGGCGTCATTTGGTCGATATAGCTGACATCAAGTTGTATTTTGACGATCTGACAGAAGAAGAGAAACGATCGCTCATACCGGGATTGGACGATTTTACCCCCGAAGAGATAGCCGAGCTTCAGCGTCCGGCTGCGGAGATGATCGCGAAGCTGGAGGAGACCGACCGAACGGTGTCGTCCAATGAACAAACACGTATCAGCAATGAAAACACACGAATTGATAATGAAAACATTCGCCGGCGGCAGGAGAATGACCGCATACTGGGAGAGAACAAACGTGCCGAAGCGGAAACTGCCCGCGAGAAAGGATTTCAAGAATCCACAAAGAAAGCGGAAGAAGCGACTGAGGCAGCACAAACCCAAGCGGATCGCGCACAAGCCTATGCAGATAACCCGGCGAAGATCGGGGAAAACGGCAACTGGTGGGTGTGGGATGAAGAAACCGGGGAGTACCGCGACACCGGAACATTTGCCCGTGGCGATACCATGTTCGCCACATTCGACATCGACATCAAAACGGGTAGCCTCGTATGTACGACTCCGGACAAATATACCGGTCCCAGCTTCTCGCTTGAAAACGGAGAATTGTATGTAAACATAAACGAATAAGATATGGGAAAGACGAATTTAGGCAGGGTTACATTCATACCGCGCGGACGTTACGCTGCTCAGGAAACCTATAACCGTCTCGACCTCGTGTTTCACTTGGGTAGCTCCTATGCATGCCTTATCAATGGCACGAAAGACACGGAACCGGTCGATGGCGCCACATGGATGATGATTGCCGAGAAAGGGGCAGCTTCATGGGGTGAAATGACCGATGAAGAAAAGACCGAGGCGGCATCCGAATTAGGCAAGGAACTGTTCGGTTTTGTGCCGGTCTTGCTGACGGAAAACGAGTATGAGAATTTGGGCGACCGGATCGATCCGGACACCATGTATTATGTGCTGGAGGAATAGCGTATATGGGAATCGTAGTAAAAGGGAAAGAGGTAGTTGCCATCTACTACGGAAAGATCGCTGTGGAAGCTGTCTATAAAGGCGCACGGCTGATATGGGCGGCAGCACGTAGCTGTTTCGGAAAAGGATATTGGATAGCCGACAAGCCTTGGTCATCGGAGGAAACATGGAAGTCAAACAATAAACAAAAATAGTATGGCAAAGTTAGTATTGGACAAAGAGATAGAATCAATCGAAACACCATGGGACGGTGCGGAAGGCGCATATCCCGGTAAACGTGTGGAAGAGTTTCTTAAGAAGCAGTTCAAGGGTAAGGCCGGGTATTTGTCCCGGACGACCGACAAGGAGGCGGACGGCAATTATCACCTTCGCGGTTTTGCTGACGAAGAACGCTATAACGAATGGAACAGCGATCCGGAAGCGTTTGCGACAAACGTCCTGTTCGACATTGCCCTGCCGAGCGGTGACGGATCGAGTTCGGCTACGAGCTACATCTTGAACTTGGTGAATGGTTCGGATCGCACCATCGTCACAACATCAAGAAAGTTGAGCGTAAAATTGCGCTTCACATCGCAAGTATTCAACCCAGCTACACAGCAGACCACCGACACTGGCGAAATGGGTATCTTGACCATCCAGACCAAAGTCGAGGGTGCAAGTAACTGGAGCACCAAAGGGACACTGAAGATCGAGAGCTACCCGGCCGATTCTACCGATTGGGTTGAAGTACCGATCGGCGACTATTTGACGCTCGGCCAACAGTCTGTACGTGTCATTTGCCGGGGCGAGACGACGGAACTTTCAACAACCTACGTTTCGTACAACATCACGGTGACAAGTCTTGCGCTTACGTTCGCTACGACGTGGGAAAACCCGTTTATGGGCAACCGCATCCCGCTGTCCTACTATGTGACCGGTAACATCGCCAAAGACCTTACTGTCCATGTCACGGGAAAGGATTACGACCAGACCTTCACCCGGTCGCTTGGGACGAATGTGTATACAGAAACGCCGTACATCTTGGAAATCGATAGCCCTAAGAAACACGGTATCTATACTGTTACATCTTATTTAAGCAGCGGATCGGCCGTGAAAACCGATGATTTGGTGTCGCAAATTATGGTGGCCGAAGAAGGGGAAACGGGCATATTGTTGGCATTGAACGGCATTCAGCGAAACATTACCAACTGGAATACGGTAAAGTTCTTCGAGTGGGCGGTTTATAATCCGTCAGCCGAAACAACACCTGTGCAATTTCGCTTGATGGACGACAAGCTCTCCGAGGCTTATTTGACGCAGGATATTGCGGCGGCCGCCAATCGTACCAAATACGAACTTAGTGCGATGGTCGAGGTCGAGACGGAAGAAGATGCCGGTGATACACTAAACGGGCGTATGCTCTTCTACTCCGGTGAAACGGAACTGCGGCAGCAGCTTCTCTTTACGATCGACAACAGCGAAAATTTCTCACCGACCAAAGGGGCTGACTTTGTGCTGAATCCAAAACAACGCACCAATACGGAAGCAAACCCGATGCAGATCATTAACCAAGAGACAGGTGAAGTGGTTCCGTCTACATGGAGAGGTCTTAGGATGCTTACCGATGGATGGGTTACTGATTCGGTCGGGGCGAAATGCTTGCGCGTTTTTGCCGGAAGTTCAGTCGAGATCGAATACGAAAGTTATTCGGAAGACACAGGACAGACACAAGAAGATTCACTGACCATCGAGATTGATTATGCGTCAAGAAACGCGACAGACCTTATCGAGCCGATCATCCGCATGTGTTCTACCTATACAAGTGACGGTCTGCCGCTTGGTTTGGAGATACGCCCACAAGAAGCATATTTTCTTACGACCGGACATCGTACGCCGACCGACCAAGATGTGTTATTTCAGGAAGACACCCGTACCCATTTGGCGGTAAATATCATCTATAACCTCGGTGGACATGGTATCAGTTACGTGCGTCTGTTCATCAACGGTATTATAAACCGTGAGTTCGTTTATACGGATACAGACAAGTTTATCCAAATGGTCGGCGGTATGTTGACATCGCACGGTATCCGCATCGGTTCCGAAACATCTGATGTTGACATCTACGGCATTCGGGTGTATAAGAAAGCCCTTTCTGCTACCGACATACGGCAGGATTATATGGCGAGCATGACGGAAGTAAGCGAAAAGATTGCATTCCGTGATAAGAACGATATCCTATACAATAACCTGATCAACTACGAACGTGCCTCACAGAAGTACAACACGATGCTCTGGACAGGAGAACTGCCGTACATATTGGATCAGGGAAAGAAGACCGGCGACCTCATGATCAACATCGTGGGCGATCCGTCTCATTCCGGCACGATTAAGGGTATGAGTGTAAAAGGACAAGGATCATCATCAAAGAAATATTTCCTCTGGAACCACCAGTACGGTTTTGGTGATTACAACTGGATCGATGGTAATGGGAGAGACCGCGGTGCGGCTTACCGGCTATCGGACGATGTGCCGCCTGCAACCAAGCTGGTTGCCAAGCTGAACTGGGCTTCCTCGCAGCAGAGCCACAAGGCCGGATCGTGTGACCTGTACCATGAACTATGGAAAGAGGTGGTAGGTGGCAACTCCATCACCGAAACGGAGGGCTACGAGAACTGCCGTGTATGCGTCAAGCAGCTACCCTTCATGATGTTTGTCCGCGAGAACGAATCGGCTGAACCGGTCTTTTATGGGCTGGTGACGTTCGGGCCCGGAAAAGGCGACAAGCCGACCTTTGGTTATGACAAGAAAGTGTTCCCGGATTACCTGATGATCGAGGGATCGGACAACGGTGCTGTACTGACGCTGCACCAAGTACCGTGGAACGAAGACGTTGAGCCGTCCATTGATGACGAGGGCGAACTGGAAGGATGGAAGTACAACGGTGTGGTATCATGGGACTACGACCTGGGAAATGAGGCGCAGGTAGGTTATTTCCAGACGGCACACAACTTTATCTACAGCTGTTCCAACCGCCTGAAGCCTTTTGTCGGGACACTGGCCGAACTGCAAGCCGTGGGGGCCGACCTTGAAAAGGACAAGATGTATTGGGTGACGAAAGACGGCGGCGATGCTGTGCGTTACGACCTTTTCCGCTACGACTGGCTGACCTCCACGTGGGTGGATGCCGGGGTGAACAAATTAGGCGTTGGCAGTTATGAGAAGTTGAATCTGCGCACACAGCTCAGCGATTACCTTACCGGGTTCGATGAGTCGGAAGCCGTGCAGAACGAGATTTGGGAGGAAGTGAATGCCCTGCTCATCGGTGCACGTGTGGCGATGTTCAAAGCAGGGATCGGGCAGTATTACAACCTTTCAGATGCCCGTTTCACGATGATGGCCATGAAGCTGATCGCCGCCAGCGACAACCGGGCGAAGAACACCTATCAATATCTCGATCCGAAGACACATCTGATCTGTTTCGCCCAAGACGATATGGACACCATCTTTACAACCGACAACCTGGGACGCAAGGACAAGCCCTATTATGTGGAAGAACACGATCTGAACGCCTCCGGGAAGAACTACTGGAACGGGGAAGTGAACACGTTCTACAATTTGATGGAATTGGCGTTCCCGGCTGAATTACGCTCAACGATGAAAGCGATATTTTCAGCAATGGCGAAAATCGGCGGTTCGCCTATGGGTTGTTTCGAAAGGTTTTACTTTTGGATTCAGAAATATTTCCCGGCTGTTGCCTATAACGAGACGGCACGGCTACTCTACGAATACGCAGAGCAAAAAGCAAACGAAGGGTTGTATAATCCACCCTCCGTATCGGCTATCTCGCAGTCACTCGGAGATCAGCTACAGGGTGAAATGCAGTACCTGAAGATGCGTACCGTCTATCTGTCTTCGTTCTGCTCGTATGGAGATTTCAGTGTTGAAAGCTCGCAGTCCATATCGTTCCGCAGCCGCTATACAAAGGACGGCAAGCAACCGACCTACACCTTTAACCTGCGTCCGTTCATGTGGATTTATCCGGCAATGGCTATCGGGCAGTCATTAGGTTTTGGGGCAGACAAAGACGGAAAAGCGTATAGCCTACCGCAACGTGTCAAAGCCGGAGAACCATACATGATTTCATTTATTACGGATAATGATACTCCTTGCGCGCTATTGGCTCCGGACTGCTACAGTAGTATCGGTGAATGGGGAGACAAACCGCTGACCGGCGAATTTGCCCTGTCCGGGAAACGGCTTACGGAGTTCTCAGCCGGCCGTGAAGAGGGTAGGGATGTAGTTGAGTTCAATTCTTCCAGTTTCAAGATTAACACACCAAACCTGAAGCGTTTGAACCTAAACGGCGTGGAAGCGTTGGCCGGCGTGTTGGACCTCTCAAAGCTGACACGTGCGGAAAGCCTCGGCGTTTCAGGAACCGCTCTTTCAACAATCAGTCTGCCCAAAACCGGAAGTCTGGTAAATTTGGAATTACCGGCTAAACTTACGTCCATTCATATAGACAACTTACCCGGTCTCGAAACAGTCACTATAGACGGGGTGGAAAACCTGCAAACTGTCTATGTGGATCAAGCTGGGGCTGGAGAGTTCAACAGCCGGACATTCGCAGCACAGTTGTACACGGGAGCAACGGAGGAATTGAGCAGTATTACATTCAAGTCGGTAAAATGGGAATCTGTTACAGCCGATATGTTAGTGTTTTTATGTGACAAGCATGCTGATCTGACCGGATCGGTAGTTATGATGAACGCATCAAGCGACCGGTATATTACGTTCGATGAAAAGATGAGACTTGTCGGACGTTACGGGGATATAGACAGTTCCGATAACAGCCTGTATATAACTTATTCGCTCAGGTCGATCAACTCGATGGCCATGCAGGGAGACAATTATATATTCACTTTAGGTTATTATACCGGATTCAAGCTGAGCGTATTGCCTACAAGTGCCAACAATGTTAAGATCGTGGATGGTCATGCAGCGGTAAACTGGTCCATTGAAAAAGGAGCCAGCGCCTATGCAGAGTTTAGCGATCCGGTGAATGGAGTATTGAACGTAAAAAAGCTCAGTGATTCTGCATTGAAAGAACGTTTCATCATAACAGTTGAAGTAACGACAATGGATGGCAAAGTGCTTACCATGACTAAAAAGGTTGGTTTTTTCAATCGTATTCCGGAAGTTGGTGACTTTGCGTATGCGGATGGGACGTTTGATGATGTGTACGATCCGGGGAAAGTTTTGGCTGGAGTAGTATTCATGCGGACAAAGAAGAGCGAAACAGAATATGAGTTACGGATCGATGCTTCGAATGATATCGTGATCTATGATCAGAATACCACTGTCAACACCTTCCCGTGGGGATTGTATCCGGACAATTCAGCGAACAACGGATTCCCACAAGAGATACAGGATGCCATTCAGAATGCGGTCGGTATTTCTTCTGCGACGGATACCGCCATGCCAAATATAAGTGGAACCGGACTATCCCAGACGACCGATCCTAATGGAAATCCGACAACATATTACATCAATGAAGACAATTATATTGATGACAATACAGAAGATGGCTATGCGGTACTTGCTGGGGGATCGGTTAACGATTTTGATGGTAAAGGAAAGACTGACATCATTATTGAACATTGTAACAGAATCCTGCTGAATTATCTGGATGCTCCGCTTCCGGAAACGACAGAAGAACTGTACAAGGCAATGACCGATCTTGCTGCTTCTAATTCAGGAGCAAAGAAATATTGGCAGTTTTTTTATCCAGCCGCATACTTGTGCAGATTGTACGAGCCTAAAACAGAGATAGCAGATGGGATACACGAACAATATAAAGCGGGTAAATGGTATCTTCCTTCGGAAGGTGAATTGGCAAGAATGTACAATTTCCACAATTGCAGTCGTGGTTTCAAGATAAATACAACTCCGACGGTGGATTATGCGAATGAACATCCAGTCAATGAAGCGCGGTTGCCGTTGTATGCCAATATGCTGAAACGGATAGCGGATGTCAATGTCGGTGCGAAACCGTTCGTATTGCACTCCTCGGCGTGGTATTGGTCCAGTACCGAGAGCAGCCAGAGCAACGCATGGTACGTGTACTTCTCCAATGGCAACACGTACAACGGCAGCAAGTACAGCAGTGGCAGGGTTCGGGCGGTGGCAGCATTCACTTTTAAACTTTAATCTTTTGGTGCGCTCCTTTTGGAGCGTGCCTTGGAACAAAAAATGGAACAGGGGAACAAAATAAACAATATCGAAAAAGGCGTAATGTTGACCGGGGAAGAGATTGCCCGGAGCAACGCTGCGAAAGAGAAACAGAGACGGGGAACGGCACAATTGCCGGCTTTCCGGGCTGCGAGCAATCTGATGTTTTCGATTGCTCAGATCATGATGGATTGTCCGAGAAAGCTAAGTCGGTATACCGATTTGATGATAGCCGACAGTTCGGAAATCAGCAAATCGATTGCCCTTGCAAATGAATCAAGAGGCGAGGAGCGTAGCTGGTATATCAGCAATGCCATGTCGTTGCTGTTCGTCGTCCGGAATTATTTTGTGATTTTGGAGCGTGTCGGAGTGTTGTCGAAAGACAGATGTAACAAACTTCGCAGCGAATCCGATAAATTGATTGCGCAATTGACAGCATGGCGCGATTTCACAAGTCGTCAGGGCTTTAATACGGAGAAGGTATGAAAGGAGTACGACGAAATCCTCTGAATGGGCGTATTACTATGGTAAAGCATAGTAACGAAGATGCAAATACGCAAGAAGTCTCCTCGGCGTGGTATTGGTCCAGTACCGAGAACAGCCAGAACAACGCATGGAACGTGAACTTCTCCAATGGCAACACGAACAACAACAACAAGTACAACAGTAACAGGGTTCGGGCGGTGGCAGCATACGGAAAGGATTTCGAATGTTTCTTGGAAACGGTTATCGAGGCTTATAAGGATTGCTTACGCGGGAAAATGAGCTCCAAGCAAGCAGTCGAGTATATGCAGATAGCCGAAGAAGATATTGTTTGTTTAGCGATAGAGATGTGGACAGGTGTATATAAGCCGGCCACATCCACCTGTTTCCTTGTCAAATACCCGAAACTGAGAGAAGTGTTTGCAGCGAATTTTCGCGACCGTATTGTACATCACTGGATTTGTTTGCGGCTGGAGCCGTTGTTTGAAGAGCGGTTCGTGTCGCAGGGCAATGTGTCGCATAATTGTCGGAAGGGATTCGGCACACGGTCGGCCGTGGAGAGTGCAGAGCAAGGTATGAAAAAAGTTTCCGACGGCTACCGCAGGCCGGCATGGGTGTTCAAAGGTGATTTGGTATCGTTCTTCATGTCGATAGACCGGACATTGCTGCTTGAAAGATTGCTTCGTTTCATGGAAAAGAAATATCATGGCGAATACAAGGAGATTCTTTTAAGACTGGTACGGGTTATTGTCCTGCACAGTCCGGAGAAAGATTGCCTGTTCAACAGCAATCCGGAATTGTGGCAGAAACTACCAGCCAATAAATCCCTGCTCCGCAACGGGGAGGGCAAAGGTGGACCGATAGGCAATCTGACCACACAATTGTTCGCCAATTTCCTGATGTCGTATTTCGACACCCATGTACGGTGGATTATGCGCGGTGCGAATTACCACTATGTGCGGTTCGTGGACGACTTTCTGTTGATATGCGATGATTTGAAAACACTGCAGGAAGTGATACCGGAAATCGAATCATTCCTTGCCACCCGCCTGAAGTTGAAGCTGCACAAGGACAAACGATACCTTCAGCCGGTATCGCATGGTGTCCTGTTTGTCGGCGTATATATCAAGCCGGGCAGGAGCTATTTAAGTAACCGGACATTGGGACGGTTCAAGGAAAAGGTCATCGGATTTAACCGACTTGCGGAAACAACGGAGCTTACGTCAAGCGACTGTATACGCATTCAGTCCGTGCTGAACAGCTATTTAGGCTTTTGCAAGGGGTTGCGAACTTACCGGAAACGAAAAGAGATTTTTTCACTGTTGAGTAGCGAATTTTACAAATACTTCTACATATCTGGTCACTACGAAAAGGTATGTATCAGAAAGAAACACAAGTTTTTAAGCAAGGATATAAATTATGTTTTACCAAATAGTATCAATAATGGAAAGAAAAAAGTACGAAGAGAAACCATCGGTAGTGGTGGTTGACAAAGTGGTGGATCAAATCTATACCACTATAAATTTTGGTATCCGGGAGGTTGAAGGCGGATACGAAGCATACACGGCGACAATGACAGGCCACCTGACGGCCGATGAGTTTGTGAAACGAATAAACGGGTATGGATTGAACGAGGAAATGACTACCCAAGAACTGGAAACTATATTTGAAGCTCTTGGGTTTGCAGACTGTAATGAAACGTCTGTATTCAAAGAGTTCATGTTAAACAAGATCGCTGCTTATGACCGGTCGGAAGCCGTCAATTCGTTCATGATTGCCGGTAATCGTATTTGGCTGGACAAAGCAACCCGTGTCGGACTGGTCAATTCAATTGGCATAGAAAAAGATGCCGGAAAACGGGAAACCAACCTTTGGTTTGGTGGAGTGAAATATACTATTCCGGTAGATACCGCCTTGCAGATGCTTGCAGCGTTGGAACTGTATGCCTTGCAATGCTACAATGTAACTGCCGAACATGCGGCGCAGGTCGAACAAATGGAAACAGCAGAGGAAGTGAAGTCCTTCGACTATTCAGCCGGTTATCCAGAACAATTAGTGTTTAATCTTTAAAAATAAAAAGTTATGATTTGGTTAGTGATTTTATCAATGTTAGTGATGGCTGCTTACACCGCTGCCGTTTGTATTAAACAAAAAGGAGTTCCTTACTCTATCAGTGCAACCTATTACAAACTGGAACACGATCACTGGTTTATGGCTACAATGTGGCTGACTGCCGGATTGTTGATGCCGGCCGTGCTGGAAGTAAGTAAGCCGGGCACAGAATGGCTGGCATTCTTAGCTTGTGCCGGTATGTTCTTCATTGGGGCTGCTCCAAACTTCAAGGATATCGTCGAGGGGGGCATACACAAAATGGGGGCTATACTTTGCCTTGTGGGTTCGCAGGCTTGGGTAGCCGGTAACTGTCCGTGGTGCTTGCTGGTTTGGATAGCGTATGTGGGTTATACCGTGGCCATGATGGTGCGAAATGAAAACGATAGCATTATATCGGATTTTCTGCACACTAAACCGATGTTCTGGATCGAAGTTGCAGCATTAACAAGTACCTATCTGTCACTTTTAATTTTAGCGTAAGTATGGAACGTATCATTCATTTGAACATTACCCAGGATATAACGCATGGGACTACTATTATTTTTATCTGTGCTATCTTGACAATCGTAGCCTCGTTCATTGACATGTGGACGGGACTGGATGCAGCAAGGGTGAATAAAGAACCTATTTCCAGCCGGTCGCTTAGGAAGACAATTGCCAAGATCGTAGATTACCTGCGAGTAGTCCTCTTTGCTGTCTTGATTGACGTGTTGGGGCTGTTTTTCCCTTGGTATGCCATCCCTTATTGTGTGATCGTGGTTACTTTGGGAATATTACTTATTGAAGGACGATCGGTTGTGGAAAATAGCAAGAAGAAGAAGGCTCATGCCGGGGAAATTGCCGATATCGTAGAAAGGATCGTTCAATGCGCAGTATCGAAAGATGCGGAAGAACTGATTAAGATTATCAAAAATTCAAGTAATAAAGGAGATAAATAATATGAAGAAGAATAATTTGCCGAGAGGCTTAAGAAATAACAATCCCGGAAATATCCGGATCAATGGCGACTTATTTCAGGGCGAGGTGAGACCAAGCAAGGATAAGTTGTTTAAGCAATTTACAACAATGGCTTACGGATACCGGGCGATGTTTAAAATATTGTCTAACTACTTCAAAAATTACAAGCTCGACACTATCCGTAAGATGATTACCCGTTGGGCCCCACAGAAAGAAAACCATACGGAAGCCTATATCAAGGCCGTATCAGACTATGCCGGAATTCCGGCTGATGATCCAATCAATGTGAACGACCGTGAGCAGATGATCCGTATTGTGGCAGGTATGAGCCGTGTGGAGAATGGGGTAGAGGCCGATATGCCGGATGTTATAACAGGATGGATTTTGCTATGAAATCTTGGCATGTAATACTGATTTTGATTCTCTGCCTTCTTTGCTTCCTGGCCGGCCGGTGCACGAAGAAAGCAGAGGTCAAACTTGTCTGCAAAATCGATACATTCGTCCGTGTTGACACTCTTAGAGAGCGAGTCCCTTATCCGGTTTATGAAACGGTGATCCAGACAGTTCCAGAGATGTTCCCTGTGTATATCACTTTATCAGGTGATACAGTCAGAGAACCTATCTTCGTCCCGATCAGGATCACGCAAAAAGAGTACTTAACGGACGATTACCATATTTGGGTATCCGGCTATAATGCTCAACTCGATAGTGCTTCTATTTTTCGGAAAACGATTTATGTAACAGAAAAAGTGAAAGCTCGCCGCTGGGGAATTGGTATTACGGCCGGTTATGGCATTGGCCGAGATGGCTTATCTCCATATGTAGGGATTGGGGGATATTATAGGATTTGGTGAACTACTACCGCTAAATTTTCAGTTTAGCGGTAGTTTGTCAAATATGTGATTAGGGCTCATTTTTTTCGTGATTTGAGCTATTCCAGCTCAGTTCTTTTTATATTACCAATCTCCACCGTCATTTAGTATTCCATCAATGATGGTTATACTATTTTCAATGTTGCTACCTCCATATTGCGTAAATTCCGGTGTGGGATTATAGTTTGTATCTCCATGCATCATCACATGTAATGTTCCGCTTGCTGAATATATCCATAATCGTTTTCCATCTTTCTTCCATTTTTTGGCAAGCCTCTTAAATGAATCAATTAGCTTGCATTCTTCTTCCGTGCATTCTATTCCGGCTTCTGTTCTGTATTTGCTCATATCTTTTTAATTCTAATTTGGAAATATCAAATAATATTTGAGGAGATTTAATCTTAATAGTCCGATTACTAATATATTAAACATTCTTACTCCGATTGTTGTCATATAAAAATCACTTTCTATATTTACACTGTCCTACAAAACAATAGGACAATATTTTTATGAGGAATAAAATAATTATAATTAGGAAAATTGGTAAAAACGGCAAAGGCCAATTTTCAAGTTTAGCTTATGCTAAAAGGTTCCCACATTTAGTACAGAAGGAAATATATCGTTTCCTAAAGTGCAAATGTCGTTGATTCGTAGGACTATCCTAAGATTGTCTTAGGGTAGTCCTATTTAAGTCATTCATCATTGAAATCCTCCTGATGCAAGTTGTATCCTGCTAATATAGCTTTCTTCAATTCCTCTCGGATATCACAATTATCTGATCCTGAAGAAATCATTCGGTCTGCTATCTCATATGCCCGTTCTTCCAAAGTCTTCTCGCCAACTTTTGAGTACTGAATAACCATACGGGTACTGTATTGTTCTCCTTCATGGTTGATCACCTGGGCTAAAGCAATTTCGCCAGCATTTATCCGAATGCCTTCTTCTGACCATCGGAGTAACATGAACTGAGTCAGCTTTAATAACTGTTCTCCACCTTCGTCTGCAATATTCTTCAAGAACTTGCAAACAACTTTGTCTTCTTCTTTTGTTAGTTTCATGATTCTTTAGTTATGGTAGTTACTGCTTAAATTCCGGAAGAATACCAAGATATAGATATCTATCATCCTCAGTATGATGGCAGGTACAGTAAAACAATACTCCATCTTCCGATTTAATTGGATCGCCTCCTTGGATTAAGTCCTTTGAACAATAATACGGACAAACGATTTCTCCAATATAATTGTATAGGTCTTCACTTATCCAATCTCCGGGATGAATAAAATCCTCTAAATCCAGGCCTGATTTTTCCCATTGTTTTAAAGTTTTCATAGCTTAATTATTTTTAATTTTTCTTTTACACCGGATAAATAACCCGCACTGAAAACAAAGCCAATGCGCACATATCACGAACGCGTCTGCATCTTTAATCCTTTCGTGCTCCATGTACCACATTATCGCCGGAAGCAAAAAAAATATATCACTAATTTTACTGTGGCCAACAAAGCGTTTATCGTTGAAGTATAAATCACTCATAATTTTTTAGTTTGTCTTATTTTCATTCTTTTTATTTTTATGATTTAAATCTTTTTCATACCTTTGTACCACTTGTTACATGAAAGGGGATTATCAAAATCTCTGTAGCAACATCAAAGTAATTCTAGATAGCTTTGATTCGTCCAAATTAACATTTGGATGTTTTCCTTGTAGCTCAGGGGTTAGAGCATCGTTTCAAACGAAGGTCGGTGGTTCGAATCCACCCTTGCTTATTCTTAACTTCACATATTTCAGCAGGCTATACAGCCTGCTTTTTTTGTTTTATTTGTTTTCAATTTTATTTTTGTCATTTCTTTACCTCCTTGATAAATGATTTGTAATACTTGCAGTTCTTGGCAGATTTCCTTGCTGTTATTCTCCGTTGCAGAGCTTTGCAGTACATCTGACAGTTCGGGCAAGCCTCGTAGTGTACACATTCGCTGCAATGCCTTTCGTCAGCATTTCCGAGGATGTAGGCAATTTCTTCATCCTTGCTCATGTTTTCCGGCTTCCCCTTTGCTTCCTCACGTAATTCGGAAATAATTTTATCAACTTCGGGGTTCGGGGCTTCGTATATCTGTTTCAATCGAAGTGCCTCTGACTTAATCCCCTTGAGAACTTTCTTGCTTATTTTCATTGTTCTATCCTTTCATTCTGCCTAAAAAGGCAAGTTTTAAAACATCGAACTCTTTCCCAATTACCGCAAACTCCAACATTGCGTTATCATCTGCAAGGTCATTAACTCTTAACACGGCATAACTTTCTCCTGATTCGGTTTGATAGGTGTCCAATTCAACAGAACTGATTATACATTCATCATTGCTCTTTCGGAAGAAACTATCAAGACTTTTGAGGATATGATTTTTCAAATAATCATCACCTATTGCAGCCGCAATCTTATCCTGCTTTCTTAATGCGTACCTCATTTTTTACTTTCTTTATGCAATCATTTTACGACGAATCAGGTTCATATTCTTTTTCACCAGTTTGACTATCTGGTCGTGATACTCGCTTACGCCGTTACAGAAGGATCGGGACTGTACGATATCCAGTGTCTCCAAGTTTACCTCTATCGTCTCCAATCGCTTTCCAGCCGTGTCCTTTGCCGACAATATCAGGCATTCCGGCCGTCTGTAGTATCCG